TGCATGAACACTTGGCAATTCTTTGAAACCATTCACAGTCGCAGTTATACTCACATCATCAAAAACGTTTACTCAAACCCCACCGAAGTGTTTGATACAATCCTTGATGATGAAAAGATCGTGGCTCGTGCCAAGTCAGTGACCCGTGCTTATGATGAGTTCATTGAAGCCGCACAACTTTATGAAGTTACTGGCAAAGGCAACATTCGCGATATTAAAAAGAAATTGTTCTTGGCCATGGTCAATGTCAATGCACTTGAGGCCCTGCGCTTCTATGTGAGTTTTGCCTGTAGTTTTGCCTTTGGTGAACTCAAGAAGATGGAAGGTTCTGCAAAGATCATCAGCCTAATTGCCAGAGACGAAAGTCAACACTTGAGCATCACCAGCCACATCATCAAGAATTGGCAACGTGGTGATGATCCAGAAATGGCAGAGATTGTAAACGAAAATGCTCATGCAATTGGTGAGATCTATGATCTGGTAGTAGCCGAAGAAAAAGAGTGGGCTAATTACTTGTTCAGCCATGGTGCTATTGTTGGTCTAAATGAAAAGTTGTTGCACAAGTTCATTGAGCACACAGCCAACAAGCGACTAAAAGGTCTTGGACAAGAGTCACGTTATGAACAAAGTGCCAATGACAATCCGTTGCCTTGGACCCAGCACTGGCTCAGCAGTAAAGGCTTGCAGGTAGCACCACAAGAAACTGAAATTGAAAGTTATGTGATTGGTGGTATCAAACAAGACGTGAGCAAGGATACCTTTGCTGGATTCAAACTATAAAGGATAACGATGTTAATTTCAGTTCCATACAAAGAAGGCGATGTAGTCTCTATCAAACTCAGCAACGGTGAAGAACTCATCACACGTTTTTTGGGCGAGGAAGCAGGCAAAGTCATTATTGACCGCCCAGTGGTGTTGCAAATGGGTCCAAAGGGTGCGCCTGCACTAATGCCTTACTTTATGACTGTCACACCAGACTCAACAAAGAATATCAAACTCAATGCTGACTTGGTGGTCATGATGGCCGCCACAGACAAGCCATTGGCAGATCAATATACTTCTGCTCTCAGCGGAATTCAAGTAGCACCTCCCGGACTTAAACTATGAAACCAGTTCACCGATTAGGTGATCTAAATGAGGATGACGGCGAAATCACTGATGTTATTCAACAGACAGTTTTTGCCAATAATCTGCCTATCAGCGTAGATGGTAGTGATGTAGAAGACGGAAGCGATGTTACTGCCAATGGTAGCCCTACGGTTTTTATTGCAGGAATTCCTGTAAACAGACAAGGTGATGAGGACGAGGATGGCTCTGCAAGAGCCGAAGGCAGTCCCAATGTGTTTGTAGGAGACGGCGCAGCCGGTGGCGGTGCTGGCGGAGGCGCCGCAGGCGGTGGAGCAGGTGGAGATGCTGGTGCTGGTGCTGGTGGAGGCGCCGCAGGCGGTGGAGCAGGTGGAGATGCCGGCGGAAATTCTTCGCCATCAAGAATTGCACCGCCTGACATCAGCGATCAAACTTTGGCAGGACTGTCGGTTGCAATGGGACAAACTGTAACCAGTGCAATGTTGGATTCAGGTAATGCCAATCGTTATCCTAGATTACCATTTGGGGGCAATGACAGCAGTGGTAGTGTAGCGGCTGTAGCGGCCGTTGCGTCTGCTAGAGCGGCAATTATGACGCAATCATCGCCAATTGGCAATTACGAACTCAGTGACCAAGCCGCCAAAGACTTAGAAACAAATTATCTAGATAAAATATTGAACTCACAGGCATTGACGGAAAAATATCCGTCTTGGCCTAGATTACCTTACGGAGGAAACAATGCCCAACAATGAAAATACAATGACCGGTGAAGAACAAGTCAAGGAATTTGAAGACCAATTTCCTCAAATGGTATTGGAAATCAGTCGAAGCAGGCGCCAAGCACAAAATGACTTGATGGCAATTGTGGCCGCTGAAAATGCAGGAACAATCACCCAAATGCAAGCACATGAGCGTTTGATGAATCCAACTACTCAAACAGAACGTGAATTGTCGCTGGAAGCAGGATACAACATAGTTTTTTCTGGGCTGTCTTTTTCTGGGTATGCAGTGGGTCCGTTAATGCTTGGTGGTCGAAAAGGTCAAGAGATTGCTCAAGCCCGCGGCAGTTACAACATGGCCACAGGTTTATTAACCAACGAAACCCTAGAGGGTGCAACGCTATATGCCAGTCATATTTGCAGTTATGTAGAATATGATTTTGGCACTAAAAAGATAAAAGTAACTGACCCTGGCAGCGGCAATCCTGTCATTGAAGAAGAACCTTCTTGATCAGTAGTTCATAGTCTACTCTAAACTAAAGACATAAAAATAAATACACATTGAGGACAAAACCCAATGTGTGATACACCAGTAGAAGGCCGCGGCGGCGTAGCAGTTACACCCAGTGGCTTAAAATATTACCTAGATACTCCAGCAGGACATGCGGCTGCAAAAGCCGATATGGATTCAACTATGGGTCCTGCCAGCGGCGAAGGGCAACAGCCTCCGCCTCCACAAGAACAACCTGGCCCACCAGAGGGTTGCGAAAACTACGACGATAGTATGTGGGACAAGCCTTGTAGCAAATACTTCAAATTTTCACAAATGAAGTATAAGCCAGTGGCCAACCCTGAAGCAAACTTGACAGCAACACAGATTGCCTGTAACTGGCAAAAGGTTTGCCAGAATGTTTTGGATCCATTGGTTGACGCAGGTTTTAAAATTACCATTAGTTCCGGTTACAGAACTCCGGCATTTGACAGATCTCTAGGTGCCAAAAACAGCATTGGCGATCACCCATGCGGTCGTGCAGTTGACATTCAAATCCTAGGACAAGGTGATCCCAGCGAAAAAGCCAAAGACTTATTCAAGCACATTGGTAAAAACATGAATTCATCGTTTAGTCAGTTGATCTACGAAGGACGTTGGGTGCATGTGGCGCATGGCGGAAACAGTCCGGATATCATTTCAGTTCTGGTTGCTAGAACAGGATCAGCCCCATATCAAAAAGCCGGCGGCAGATCCGGCTCAGGACTACCACCTGACCTTAAATGGGCATAAGTAACGCACTATGGCAAGTATCCCAGTTATTCCTGGTGTTAAGGTCACCACCAAAGGTATATTAAACAAACCAATCAAAGATATCATTTGTGCTATCTTGTTTGGTGGCCTTGACAATTTGCTCAAGGGAAACCTGCTGTGCATTGAAGCCAACCTCAATGAGATCTTAGAGGATCAAGGTCTAGCCAACTTAACAGATTTAAAAGATGCACTGAAAGAATTGCGCGACGAAGTCAAAGCATTTCAAGATCACTTGGGCATTGGAGAAGTCTTAAAACGAGTCAACGAAGGTATCAAAGATCTACAAAACATGCTGTCATTGGGCGGAATGTGTCCAGTTCCAATGAAAGCACCACAAATACCTGATGTGTTGGGACAACTGACCAACAGTTTATTTGGCAATGCAAATTCTATTCTCAATGATCTTGGTCGTTTGGCCAAGCCACAACTGTGTTTGGATGCCCAAGGAGGTATCAACACTGGCTCTTACAATCCTGACAGTATCATGGGCTCGTTGAGTCGAAAACTTGGACGATTTGATGACTTGACTGAAAGCCAAATCACTAACTTTACCAATAGGATCAAAGGCGTTAGCAAGGCAATCAAAAAACAAATCAACAGAGAATTGTTTCCTGACTTTAGACATAGACACAACATGCAGACAGGAAAAAATTATGTGCCAGGTGAAGCACCGTCTGCTGTGACAGCATACAAAGCACCTCCTCCACCAGCGGCTATTGCCGCAATGGACTTGACTGCGGCAGACTATCCTCCTGCTGATTCGCCAAGAATGGCCGACGCAATCGATCAAGCACAAAAAATTGTTTCGTCTGTAAATCAAACAGCCAGTTACCCAGTCAAAGTTGATGGTATCACTTATGAAAATATTTGGCCGGCGGCAGTTGGCCCACAAATCTATGCATTGGCAATTCAAGCCTTGACACCTGCTGATCCTACCTTTGTTAGACAAGAACCAGTGTATGACTATTGCGGTAGGTTTGTTGGCTACACTGAAAATGTAATTGCTGGTGACCGCGGTGCAGATGGTGGAAACCCGGCTGAAGGTGCAGAAACAAATCCACCCGAAGTCAACTTTACTATTCTCTGGGTTGACGGTAGAGACGAAGATCCAACACGCATTGGTTGGGCAGTTGAAGGCAATGTCAGCGAACAGATGATTGGTCAAACTGGTGCTAAGAAAAAAGTCACAGCACTGAATTTGAATCCTGAGATCACTTTGTTTAGAGGACGCAGTCACATATTCAGTTTGCCACCAGGTGCTCAGCAAGAATTTTATATCTATGAAATACTATTGGGAGAACCAGGAACCGACGGCATTCGTCGTCCTGTGCTGAATGCCAACGGTCAGCCCACTGTCATTGGCTTGTATAACAAGGGTCTTGCTAGATTTGAAACCAATGAATTTTTAGCAGAAGCCAATGGTCGCAACGAAACCAACACACCCTGGATTGATACTTCGCTACCCGAAGACCAAAGAAATTCTGGACCAGAACCCGAAGCATGGCGTAGAAATGACTTGTTCCCAGCGGGCATGACGTTGATGGTTACTGTTGGCGGAATAGCAGAAACATTTGAGGATGGCACAATTATTGAAGACTATTGGCCCGATTACTTGGCCTACGGCAACGAGGACCGTAGCCAACTTGGAATAATCAAATTGATTTGATCTTGACATACAAGTCCAAATCAAGTAACATACAAATATCCTGACAAGGAGGATCAAATGAAGAAATTAGTTTTAGCATTGGCAATGACGCTGTTGGCAGGTTCAGCCTGGGCCGATGGTTATCACAGGCATCGTCACCATCATCATCACCACAACTATCGTTGGGTAGCACCTGCAATCGTGGGCGGCACAATTGTCTACTCTTTGAGCCAACCGCGCTACTATTCAGCACCCCCTCCAGTCACATACTATGTGCCACAGCCCAACTACTATTATGCACCCCCAGCATATCCGGGCGTTCCTTATGGCTATCGCGAAGAACTGCGCTATGATGCCTATTGTAACTGCGATAGGCTAGTTTTAGTTCCAAACTGATTTAAAGCAGAACTTAAACTCTGGGTTCTTATAAATAGAGCCATTGGAGGACTTACTATGAGCGGAGAACTGCTTAGAAAATACATAGACATTGTCAACGAAAGCCAGCAGTTAGATGAGGGCATGCTAGATTCTGTTGCTAAAGCGGCCAAGGCTGCTGTGGAAAAAATGTCGCCTGGACTCATTAAAAAAATCAGCGACTTTGTTGAAAAAACATTGGGCAAATCTGTTGAACAATTGTCAATGGCCGATGTCAACATGGCCAATGCCAAAAAACTTGTTTCTGCAAATGGCACCGTCGGTGAAGCAGATATCAACCCACAATACACAAT